TATCTCTCTGGTACACAAGACGCGCTCTGGCTTGCTAAACGCTCTAATCAATAGCGCTCTTGCTACTGACCAACTTTTTGCGCTTCCTCTACCGCCGCGAATGAATTTATACCTGCTTGGCTTGAAAAGCACATTTGCCAGCTTGGGCGGAAGCTCTACGTCAAGCTCGGCCGGCAATGACATTAATTACTCGTGGGAATGTGACAGCAATATCCAGTTTGTTTGGTGCGTTAAATCCCTGCATATCGTTAAGGACTTTGACCGCGCTGATCTTATCACCGGCCTTTGAGTCACCCTCGACAATCACTCCCTTTAGCACTGTTACAGACTGTTCGCGCGTCCAAAGAGCCTTTGCTGCCAGCTCGGCTTTCAATGACTCCACCCTAACGGACACCTCTTGGTTTCCCATCAGCAAACTGGCTTCGTTCCAGATAACCTTGTCGCTGCTATTTTCACAGTCATAAGCCGATCTATACGCATCTGATTGAGTCATGCCACTAGCCACAGCCTGTGCGAATGATTCTTGTTTAGATGTCATCATGGTAGTCTGAACTCGTCCCTGCACCTAGCGCAGTTTCCATGCAATAACCGTTTGTAGTAATCCCCGCATATATTACATTCTCCCGCCTCACCGTCTGGAATTGTCCTTCTTGCTCGTTCAATCCAATAATCAAGCGATCTTTCTATTTCTAAATCCGCTTGATCGGCCTCGTCCATTACCGGTCGTGATGTAGTGCTTTCATAATATTAAACTATATACGAATTTCAATATAAAGCAAGCCTATTTCCTACATTTTATCGCTTCTGCATAAGCGCTCAGCACCGAACGCATCTTAACCGTGTATCTTTTGTACGTTTTGAAATATTTCAGCGTCTCCGCCGGAATGCGTAAATTTACATGAACCATCGCTTTCTTCATTTGATCTCCTTTATTAAAGTGTAACGCTCATGCCCGAATTTCCCCTCCGCTTTTAAAACTCCAGCCTGTTCCAGCTTTTCAACATCCCTGATAATTTTTGACGCACGAATAGTTTTATATACCGGAAATGCTTCCGCAATAATCTCATCTACTAGACATCCCCGCTTCATTCTATTTAAGTATCTAGTGATGTAAAACTCGGATTTAAGCACGGGCTTATTTATTGATCTTTTATATTTTGGTCTGAGCGGGTCTTTAATTGGTGCTAATATCTTCCAGTTTGCATACGAAATATGAATTACTAATTGATCTCGCAGCCACGTATTCATTTTTTCTCCCTTTTATATAAACACTTTAACAATCATAATTGATCCGCCTAATAAAACAGCTAATATCAATATAGACATAATTTTAATACGCACAACATCTCTCTTCCATGCCGAGCCATCGTGATAACCACAGTGAATTTGGTTAGGTGCATCGAGACAATCACGACCGTAATTTCCGCGATGGCGCTGATAATTCAGCTCATTGCGAGCGTCTCGAAACGAATTATTAATCATAGCGGCTCCTTATTAATATGTTTTTTTAATAATAATTATTGGTTCACAAAAAATTCCAGAGTTGCATGATTTTGACCCAACTCTTTTGGCCATTCTATATCCGATAACATACGGGTTTTCCGCAGACATTAAATCCAATACTGGCTGCACAATCCTGTTATATGTGTGATTTGCATATATATCACTCACGTTAATAACCATGTGTCCGTTTTTTTGTAGACCAGCCCAAGCATTATTCAGCATCTTAAATAGAAAGTTTTTAAGCCAATCGTCAAATTTTCTATACTGCAAGTGCGATGACTGCTCTCCTTGATACTTTTCCGCCTTCCAGTATGGAGGTGATGTAAACACTAGATCATATCCTATGCTTGGCTTGCTTTCCTCTGCTAATGCGTACTCAAAAGATAACATACTGGTATGTTGATACATATACTGCATAGAAGCATACCCAGCTATTGCCAATGGGTTTGTGTCAGTACAATGATAGTCAACATTATGCGCTATCGCTGCTACCATCCTATCCCCCCAACCGCCACATGGATCGTATACAGACTTTGCGTTAAACATTTTGTACACAGCAGCAGCAGCAGTCGGTCTAAACTGAGATGCTATATATTTTCTTAATGCCAGTGCTGTTTTTGGGCTACTTTCAAAAAATTTACTATTTTCTAGTGTTTTTCTATGTTTCTCTTGATACCAACTTCTAATTGGTGATGGGCTGGTTAAAGAATCACACGCCATTCTAGCGGCCCAATGGTGTCTGTCAGACGATTTTAACCCTGTCCTGTCAGAATCTATATAGATATTTTTTTTATTTGATACATTAAAATCAGACCTACTAAACCACTCACCCTCCTTTACAAGGTTAGATTTAAAATTCCTAAGCAAGTTAAAATCTGACATAGCTTCCATATCTGATGGCGGAGGTATAGGAAACAAGTTCAAAGCGCCTCCACGGTTACTTTGTAAATATTCTGCCCATCGCAAACAGGAAAAACGTGGATTATTTTACCGTCTCTTTCCTCGAATCCCACTGTACCGATGCTGTGCATTGACGATGGGCGCTCTTCTTCAAATCGCTCTCTGATAAACTCAGAGAGATCAAATGTTACACCTCTTAATCTTTCTGTCATAATGGACACTCCCGTTCTATATCGTGATGATTGTCGTTATGACTATCATCGTCCCAAGCTGGCTCTGCGTCACAATGCCGCTGGTTTTCTTCCTCTTGTTCTTGGAGTTGCTGTTCTTGAGCGAAGTCCTCGTTTAGTAAGGACGCATATTCCTCAAATTCTGTCATTGCACACCTCCGCAATTATTTATCAAGCTCAAAATTACTATCATTTCAGCTGCTGCCAACACGATCAATAGTGGCTCAATCCCAAACTTTGGGTCTTGTGGCTTGTTAGCTTCAGCCCAACCTTCATCGTATTTACTCATTTTATTTCTCCTAGTAACAATCTAAAACAGAATAATCGATATTTGGCTTTGTGTACTGCCCGCCAGAAATGTAGATATGGGCTTCGTCAAAACTTAAAAAGGAATTGTCTCCAAACGAAATTTGTTCTTCGTCATCAACCCACTTTGTAGACACGCAAGTTTCAACTGCTGTGGTGTATAGCTGTTCCGTTCCATAAATCTCATTATTTTTTAGAATTTTATATGCTGTATTCATTTTATTCTCCTTATTTTTTTACCCAGATTTTGCGATAATTGCTCTTTACATTACATGATCCGTGAAGCACATAAATTTGCTTTTTAGTAATCGCACGTTTGGCTTCCCAATCCTGACGAGCAATAACTGATGCGTTTACCGCTGTATCAAAATCAACCATCTTGCCATTCACTATGAACTCGAACTCATTGCCCATCTTGTGATTCAGAATATCTGATAAATACGATTCAAATGAAGACCAGTCTGTCGACCTATAAGATTCTTGTTTGCCAGTCGGTAGGTGATTAATAACAAATTTCATTTTATTCTCCGGTTCTCTTCATCAAGAGTGATGTAGATATGAAATATCTTCCTCCGATTTGTACCACGTGTCAAGAATTATTTTGCTACTGTTTATGCGGGTCTTAAAAGAATGTTAAATTTATTTTGTATCGGCTAAAACTAATTTGGTCATCTGAATTGCGCAACCGCTTTTTACTGCTTGCGTAGAGAATCGGAGAATTTTCCAGCCTAGCAAAACTGCGGAGTTATATTTCTCACAATCCTTCTCAAAACCATCGCCTCGCGTATGTCTACCGCCTGAGTAGATACCGCCCTCAATTTCAACGGCCAACTTTTCAGTAACGAAAGCAAAGTCGAAACGCCACTTCCTGTCGGGATGGAAAATAAATTCAGATACCGGACTGAGCTTTTCAGCGCGACAATGCAACGCAAATAATGCCTCGCCTTCGCTAGGGTGCATTTGTCAGCACCCAGTCGCACCAGCGTTTTAGGTCTTCTTGCGTGCCGAAGTTCTCTTCCCATTTTCTCGTGAAAGGATGTATCGCAACGCCCTCTCCACCGGTTTGATGATGCGGCGCACATAACGGAAGTACGTTCATGTGTGCGCCCGGCTTAGTCCGGCCATCGATATGATGGATGCTAACTGGGCCTATGATACCAAATTTTCTGTGACAGACAACACAGCCTATCCGCTCAGACAGTTTGTCCCAGTAGTCCTTCTCGGCTTTAGTTGGGTTCATGTTGCCTCGCTGAAAAGTGGACTCCGAGACTTGCGCCAAACGCTTCAACCTCAGTCGTGTAGTTTGCGAAGCATAACTTCTCAAGTTTAGAAGTTGAGATCACAGTCGTGCCTCCGTCTGGTAATTCAATCCACTTGCTACGAACTTCTCCGTCCTTCGTTGTGACTTCATTTGCCATGATATGTATTTTACAGTATTCATGCCAGATGTCTGCGGTAAATTGTTTCTGCTTAAACCATCCCTGCTCTGCAATTTCACCAAGTATTTTCCAATAAAGGCCATTCTGGTCAAGACCTCTGACTTTTGGTCTTTCTCGAATTAACAACTCTAGTGGCCGGACTGGATCTAGTGGCAGATTGTTTATCAAATTGATCGCTGTATTTACCTGCAAGTCGCCAACTAGCACGATTGATCGCTGTTCAAATTTTGTTCGTTTCTCTTTCATAATATCCCCGACAGTTTTGGTTTGTCACACTGACCGGCTGGTTTGTCACGATAGCCAGCGTTACAATCTCCGTACTCACCAAGTGCCATTCCCTTATAATACTTTCTAGCCAGCTTATCTTCGATACATTGACGGATAACAGTAGATGGGTCGGTCTCGTCTATGCGTTTCTGCCACAATAAAATTATTTCTCTGTCAGTCATTAAAATCTTTTTCGTCCAGTGTGTTTGCTAAATAATCGATTGTATTGCGTATATCTTCTAACCTCTCTGTGTTTTTCTCAAGTGCATCTGCAATCCTAACGAGTGCCTGAGTTACACCCATGACCGCATCGGTCAACGACCCAACATGACCACCCATAGCATCAACACCACTTTCGCCGCCACTGATGGCTTTGGCAATCTTTTTTATTTCATTTTCCATTTCATCTCCTGTTGGTTTAAGGTCTAAGTCTATTAGTTCACCCAATCTACCCCCTACCCCACAGCAGGGTAGCTAAGTATGGATGGTTCACCCCCTTTCGGGCTTCCCGATGCTACGGATTTTACCGTATGCCCTCGACTTCGGGATTCTACCAGTCGCAGGATTCTAGGAGTTGCACCTTGAGTTTTCACTCTACCTGTACCCTATTTGCAGTGTGTGCCGGGTCGCACATGCTCGGTTAATGCCGTCTGCTCCATCTAAATAAAAAAGCCCTGATTTTTAGGCCAGGGCTTAGTGTTACTTTCACCTGGCTGAATCTCAAGTTACCGCTTGAAATCCAACCGGTAAGTTGAGTAATAATATTAAATCACTTCTTTACAAATTGCAAGTTTATTTTCCTGAAAATTCTTTTCTTTTTGATAATAGCCATTTTGTCACGTCGTTACTTGCTTGCGAGTTCTCGTGTTTATCAGGATGGCACAATCGAATCATGCTATTTATCATCCCGTCTGGAAACATATCCGCAGCTGCGGATTTTGGTGTGCTTGCCGTCCAATTTGTCTTACCTTCTTCGCGCCTCTTCTTTTTCCAGTAGCAAGTTTTGCAGATAGTTTTCCAATCCTCGTCGGCAAAAAATTGTTTTTTACAATCATGGCAGTGAACGGAATACATCTACACGCCCTTGATAAATCTTTTTAATTGCTGTGAAGCTGTAAACTTCTTGCGGTTCTTCAGTAAGTCGCAAAAATCCCAACCGGCAACGTCTGGCATAAAAT